GTTCAAGGTTCTGGCTTTATAAAGATATTGGCTTACGTGATTGCTGGAATATTATCGGTTGCACTTATTCTATTAGCAATTGACCAATGGATCACACCTATATTTCAAAGGAGCCCAGGATCAGCTGGATATATACCAATACCCGGCACGGATACATCACAAGTTTTTTGGTTAACTCCAAGTGATGTTGATACTATTATAATAGGTGCACCCCCACCTTCTTCTGGAATTGCTCCTCTATCAACTACAGTGATAGAAGGTCAGGATACATATGGTATAACAATGGATGTTCTTATACAGGATGAATATCCTCAAACACTTGGAACTGGACAAAATCAACGTATATTTTTTACATTATCTCAAAGACCCGAAAATCCAAGTCTAAGAATTTCGCTCGATAACAATAAAAATACAGTGAATATAACATGTTTTGATACAAATGGCCTACAACAGACAGTTAAATTAGATAATGTCCCAATCCATGAACCTTTCCGGGTAGGTTTTACTATATCTCCTTTCTTACTTGAGGGCTATTTGAATGGTCGTCTTGTTCAAACAAGGCAATTAAATAGTGTTCCCAAGTCTCCAAGAACTGGTGATAAGATATTTTCACCTGCCGATATTATCATAGGTGGCAATGTTATGTCCACTGGTATTAAAGTATTGAATATAAGATGCTTTGGATATAAGACACCTTCTTCGGAAATGTCGGGACGAATGGGAGATTTAATAAGTAAGCGCACTTTTGACAAGAAGGCTGTAAGGGCTTAGTATAATATCAAATTCTGAAGTTAATGTCGCAGTGACTGCTATAGATAGCGAGTGCGACATTAAACACAGTATACCCCGACAAATTAAAAAGCAATATTAGATGAACACTTTTACTTGGTTAATAAGTGCATTAGTATTATCATTTATGGTATATATTTTTCTTGTCTTGGTAATATTCCCAAGTCAAATTCAGAGTATTGGAAAGAATGAATATAATTTAAATGTACCAACATCTGTAATATCAAATGAGCAACTGAGAGGTCCATGGACGTCAGGTTCCGGTTCTTCATTAATTTTTTACATAAATCCCAGGATTATTGATAGGACTGCCCGTTCAGGAGATCCTGGAGAAGAATATGCAAAGGTCGTTCAAATAGGAGAAAAACAATCATTTCAGATTTTAATTGCGCCTGATGCGGGTCGTGGTTTATATAAGGCGCCTGCTCGGCTCCAAATATTCGTTAATGGCAAAGATAGGCCTGAATACGCAGAAATACCTAATTTTCCTCTACAGCGGTGGACCGCTGTTGTCATAGTGAAATTTGGCCGCAGGTTTAATATATATCTCAATGGAAAATTAGTCGTTACGCACGTATGTTCATCAATGCCATTGTTTGATACCACTCAATCATTAAAAGTAGGTGATCGAAGATTATCTGGCACTATTTCTTTAATGTCTCTCTCATCTTCAGCTATGACAACAGATGAAGTGCGTTCCTTAATAAGAGATACGACAGACACATCAGGAAAACCACGTATGCCATTTACTCTCTCGAACTTATTTTCTTCTGTTTTCATGACTTTACCCCATGGATGGTGGTGTTCCGGTGCATGTTGTAAAAAGTCATTACCCATACGGCCAATGGAAGAATGGTCCACACCTTACGCATAAAGTGTATTATATAAATAGAATGGATCCATCTTTTATAGTGTATACTCTTATTATTCTACTTGTCTTATACGTAGGATTAAGTATAACATACAGATGGTTTATTGGAAGTAGTGATACACAAGATATAGTTATTTATCCAGGAACTTTTAGCGATGGTCTTACAAGTAATGGTAAAACCTCTACTGTATATTCCGGTGCACAAGTCCCTCAGATATACGGTGGTGGAGAATATTCTATAAGTACTTGGATCTATGTGAATGACTGGAACATAAATAAGGGTAAAAATAAACCCTTTTTACTGTTGTCCGGTGGAAGTAAGGCACGTTCCAGTATACTGACACTAGTCATGTATCTTGGACAATTTACAAATAAGTTAGGTGTTCGCGTAAGCTCTGAGACACAATACGATAAAGGATTAACATCCGATGATAGTTACGCAAAGATTGTAGCTGGAACAAGTCCTTACAGCGACTCTTCCGCTGACTTTCAGAAATGCGATATTGAACGCGTGAATTTACAAAAATGGGTCAATATTACAGCCGTTTTATCTGGAAGAACGCTTGATATATATATAGACGGAAAACTATCTCGTTCATGCTTGCTAGACGGTTTATTCAAGGTTGATGGAGATAATCCTACCATAAGACTTGGTGGACCAGATGCGTTTGGTGGATTGATTGGTAAAACACGTGCATCTAATTTCGCGTATTCTCCGGATAAAGTCTACTATTGTTATCAAGAAGGGCCGTTTTCTAGATTTAGCTTATCTAGCTTAGATCCTGGACAGTATTCTATAGATATTAAAAACAGAGGTGCAACGATATTTAGTTCAAGCACCAATTAATATATTACTAAACAATTACATATGTAAATGTTATTGTAACTTTTACATATGTTAGATAGATGGAAGATACCAAGGGAAACTCTAATTCAGAGGCAGGTTCTGGGCCCTTAATTAACGTGCTATATGCTGTTATGTTTGCTCTTATCCTCTATATTATATTGTACGTACTCGAGGTATTCTATGGATTTTTTATAGGATCTTCCTCAAATCACATTGTTCTTTTTCCTAATACATATGTTTCCGGTGCTAAAATGTATACCGCTATACAAAACCCAAGAAACCCACAAGCCAAAACAGTATATTTTTCTGAGAACCAACGTTCCGGTGTAGAATTTAGTTATTCCATGTTTATTAATATAAAGAGTGAGACCTTCTCTTCCGGTGAACGTAAGCTATATCATATATTACACAAGGGGTATAATCAATTATATCCTCTTCTAGGCCCAGGTATTTTCTGTTGGGGTGACGTAAATACTCTTCGTGTATACATGAATTGCTTTGAAACATGGAATAATTATTGCGAGGTTGAAAATATTCCAGTTGATAAATGGTTTCATTTATCATTAACATGCAAGGGTAATGTTCTTTATTTATATATAAATGGAAATCTGAAGAAGAAGATGTCACTTCCAAACAACACCCCACCATATCAGAACTATGGTAATGTATATGCTTTCAGTTCTCGTAGAATTACATTAAGCAAGACAATTACTACATCCCTAGAGGCCGATGACGAATTTAAGTCAGGAGGTGCAACAAATCTTGTGTTTGACGGTGCTGCGAAGGGTATGATTAGTAGAGTAAACTATCACGCGTATGCCTTAACATATACTGAAATTCAGTCTTTAATGAAGATGCAGCCTTCAACAGTTATCGATAGTCCCGATATGTCTCTAACACCTTATTTGTCCGACACATGGTGGGCAAACAGACAGGGTCCATAAATAGTTCCACGCTTAAACTTGTACCTCTTATTGTTTCCTAATAACAAGAAGAGATATGCCAGGTGGTGGATTGTTTATCTTAGTTGCATATGGCGCACAAAATGTAATTCTAAGTGGAAATCCAGATTATACTTATTTTTATATAACTCTGAAAAAATATAGTCATTTTGCGTTCGAATCTGTTACAATACCCTTTGAGGGAACTCTCCAAGATTTAAATTTTGACGAACCAATACATCTTCGTGCGAAAATACAGCGCGTTGGCGATTTACTCTCTGATTTATATTTTACATTTACTTTACCTGATATTTATTCAAAATATTTCGATCCGAATTTACCTGGCCCTACAAGAGGTCGTTCTCAGTACCAGTTTCAGTGGGTAAGATATATAGGAGCACAAATTATTCAAAATGCCACATTTTTGATTGGAGGAACACAAGTTCAGCAATTTGATAGTGACTATATTATATCGACCGCTTTTACTGATCAGGATGAAACTCAATACAATAAGTGGCAACAATTAGTTGGCGATGTTCCAGAATTATATGACCCTGCGAATGGTCAGTATTCCGGCGGAATAGGTAACTCAGTTATACGTACACCAGGATTATACCCTAGCGTCTATACAAATTCTGACCCCACAGTCCAGACACAGAATAACTTTCCTTCCATTCCAGGGCGCGATATTACATTACCACTATCATTTTGGTTTTCTCAGAATTCAGGTTTAGCATTACCTCTCATTGCACTACAATATCACGAATGTGAGATACAACTTACTCTTAGACCCATAAAAGACTTGTATACAATTTTAGATCCTAACGGATACAGAGTTCGTCCAGATGTCATGATAAACGCATCAGCTACGCAGCTACAGATAGGAAATGTGGGCTATATACCAAATTCTGAACCTGGGCTTTACATAAATCAATATCTGACAGATATTGGATTTACTCCTCCATCGATAAATAGTTGGCCACTCAATCCTAGATTACAAGCAACATACGTTTATCTAACAGACGAAGAAAGAAAGACATTCGCAACAAAACCATTAAATTACATTGTTAGACAGATAACAAAGTACCCATTCTCAAGTATTTCTAACAGACAGCTATTTGACCTTTATACACACAATCCAGTCCCTCGCATTATAGTCATACCAAGACGCTCAGATTCAACCCGGTATTTGAATGCGTGGACCAACTACACGAATTGGTGGCGATATGGACAAGCTCCTTTTATTCCTGCTTTTTCAAGTGTGCCGACCGGTGGATATTCTGGAGTAAATACAGTTTCTGCCCAAAGAGATATTATACGGAATATTCGCATTGTATGTGACGGAAATGATGCACAGGAAATTAAACCATTACAGTATTTTAATGAATTAAGTTCATGGAAATACGCAACAGGAGTATTCCCACCTGGTTTAGCTATTTACAGCTTCGCATTAGATACATCCAAGTGGACAAGACCAAGTGGCACATTAAATACCAGTAGAGTTAAGAATTTCCAGTTAGACATTGATATGTGGCCATTAGCACAAAATTCCATGTATTTGATAGACTATGTTGTATATGTAGAAAGTATTAATTTCCTAGTAATCGAAGGTGGTATGGGTGGAATGAAATACGCAAGCTAGTATGCCCCGGTAATTCTTTTAATTATAATTTAATATTAATAAGATAGATGAGTCTATTGAGACAAATTACTAACAAGATAAATTATGATATGTCAAAGGTATTAAATGATCCTGAGGCAGATGCATATGCGAAACAACAAGCAATACAGGCAAAACAAGATGCTGAAGTAAAAGCAAGGGAAGATAAGGAAGAAGCAAAATCAAAAACAGTTTCCGAGGCCAAGGCTAAGGCAGATGCGAAGGCCAAGTCGCTTGCTGAGAGAAGTTCTTTCAGCGTTGGTAGAGCGGTAAGAAATACTGCTTCGGGAATTATTACAGGATTTATGAGCCTTATTCTTATATGTTTCATTTTGTATGGGGGGCATTTGGCTGCGAATGAAGCAATTGGATATAAAATCCCTTTTCGTATTCTGAGTTTTATATATGGTTGTGTTTTTTTCTTCATTGAAATACCAAAATCATTTATACGTAGATACTGGTATCAAATACAAATACCATATTATAGTTATTTACCGCTTTCAACATATCAACCGGTGGGTGATTTTGAAACTCTCTTACTTGGAGGTTTCTGTTACAAGGAGAATGAAAGTTCTAGCGCAGCAAGGTCCGCAGTAGGAACACTTTACAAGTCTGCATTCGATAAAACCCAGATAAAGACAGAGTAATATAATATAATAGATGAGTAATTTACCCCTTGTAAGTATTGTAACGCCGACCTATAATCGCCGACGTTTCATTCCTTCTCTCATTAAAATGGTTCAGATACAGACATATCCTAGGGACCGAATGGAATGGGTAGTATTTGATGACGGTCAGGAGGAAGTCCGAGATTTATTTGAACAAGCTACATCTCAATTACCTACTCTTAAATTTATCTGGTCTGAAGATAAGATGACCTTGGGTGAGAAACGCAATCGATTAAATCAAGAAGCCAGGGGAGAAATTATAGTGGCAATGGATGATGACGACTTTTATTTTCCAGAAAGAGTAGAAGAAGCTGTGAAAGCTTTACAGGAGAACCCTGGGTTTAGACTTGCAGGTTCTAGTGAAGTCTATATGTATTTTACAGATACAAAGGAAATCTGGAAGGCAGGGCCTTATTTTGTAGGACATGCGACCAATGGAACAATGGCCTGGACAAAGACATACGCAGACACTCACCAGTATGATGAGACAGTAGCCTTCTCAGAAGAAAAATCCTTCTTAGAGGGATACAAAAATCCTTTAGTTCAATTAAATCCTAAGACTGTAATGTTAGTTATGAGCCATTCAGATAACACATTTGATAAAACGGAGCTCAGAACTAAGACAAATCCTCTTCTAGTTAAGACAAATCTGAAAATGAAGGATTTCATCAAAGATCCTGAGTTATTCAACTTCTTTAGTACACTGTGAATACATCTCATATAGTTTCTTGTCATAGTTATCTGTCTTATTATAGACGGTTAACTCTGCTCTATATGATACATCTAGGAACCACATATTATAGTCAAGTAGGGTCTTGCTAAGATCAACAAGAGGTGTCTTGTGTGACTGAGAAGGGGTACCTGTAAACAATACGGTATCCCTTGGAATTGGGGTTTCTGAGAGAAGTTCTTTCAAGGTTGTAGTTTCCTTGGCAACAACATCATATATTAAATCACCATAATGAAATTGAACTTTTACACTCATATATTATAAGATAAAATAAAGTATTTAGATAGGTCTAAACAACTCACGGCACCTTCTTATAGAGTTTTCCTATAGAATGGCGGCGAGAGATGATTCATTGAATAGGATACTAGATGTATATGAACAACCCATTTTGTTCTCCGTTACAGATACTTCTGGCTACGCTTCTCAGCCAAAAGAAATCAAGGTTCCTCTTAGACCCCATCAGTTGGCTATGATTTATGCGATGCATCAAAAGGAGAAAACTTGTATCGATGGATTTGAAGTAAATGATGAAATTCATTATAGTCAAGCTGCTGTTTTAGGAGATAAGGTTGGTTCAGGCAAGACCCTCACAACTCTTGGTTATCTGGCATATAAAAAGGCAAATCCTATTACCTCTGTATTTAATCGTATAAATATGAGGTCTCAGACAACATTTTGGAGTAAAAAACCTATTTGCACTACTGAATGTTCAGGCAATACTCTTATAATTGTGCCTCATACTCTTTTTCATCAATGGAAGCATGCTATAACAACTCAGACAAATTTGTCTTTCTTTGAAGTGAAAACAACAAAGGCCTTAGAAAAAACGGATTTCGCAGATCTTATTAAAACTCGAGATGTAACTCTAATGTCAAATACGATTATAAAGACCTTTATGGCTACACAGCAACGACATAATATACAATGGTCTACTCTTATTTTTGACGAAGTCGATAGTATTCATTTTACTTCTACTGTTCCCATGCCAAAGGCTAATTTTTATTGGCTAATAACGGCAACATGGCCAAATATACTATTTCAAGGCCTATATATGTATATTTCTAATGCGTTTTTGTCCCAAAGAGCAGCAAGTGGACTTCATCCTGAATTAGTAGAAATGCTTCATCAGGATCAGGTAACAAATGGATCCAACTATTACTCTAGATACGATGTAAAGAGCGCAAATTTTTTCTCGGAATTCTTATCAAAGCATCCTTCGAGAGGCCACTTAGTCCTGAGAACAAATGGAGCTTTTATGGAACAAAGTTGGCGTTCACCACCCATTGAGGAAACACGTATAATTTGCGAGGCACCGATATCACACAGAATTATAGCACAGTATGTTAATACAGAAATCCAGGAACTCTTACATGCAGGAGATGTTCAGACCGCTCTAGAAAGACTGGGAGTAAAGAATACTTCTCAATCCTCCTTAATATCTGCCTTGTGCGAGACGAGAGAAAAAGAATTAGATAGATTAGAGAAAACTCTGGCGTTCAAGGAAACTATAGAATACTCAACGCCTCAAATTAAGGAACAGGCAATCAATTCATTGAAATCTAAGATTACTTCTATAAAAGAACAAATTACATCATTGAAACAACGTATCTTACATGTGAAAGATGAATTGTGTGCCATTTGTATAGAAGAACCCAAGGTTCCTACATTTGTTCTGTGTTGCGAACGCTTATTCTGCGGAGAATGTATTATTAAATGTATTCAGCGAAATCCATCTTGTCCTCTATGTAGAGCGCCTCTTGATTATAGGCGCTTAAGACAATTAAATTCAGAAACAGATGAATCTGGAACTCCTACAAATGAAATTATTTCTGATAGAAAACCAAAAAAGAAAGATGCCCTCTTAAAACTTATTAAAGAAACAAAGGGTGGACGGTTTCTGGTATTCAATAGGTATGATAATCCCTTTTTGGAAATAGAAGGAGAACTTTTACAACTTGGTATTCGTGTGGCCACGGTGAAAGGAAATAAAGATCATATTTCAAGTACTTTGAAACAATTTGAAAAAGGAGAAATTCAGGTTCTCTTAATGAATAGTATGCAAGCGGGTGTAGGAATGGATTTAAAATCAGCAACCCATGTTATCTTAATGCATTTAATGAAGACTGAAGAGGAGAGGCAGATTATCGGTCGTGCTATTCGCCTTGGAAGAGTAGAACAACTGAATTTAGTTCGTCTATTACATGAAGGAGAGGAACGTGCTATTTAATCTTTATAAATACATAATTGCTTAGGTATACTTATAGAATCTATTTTTTTTGCTTGGGCAGCTGGTATCTTAGTTTGTCTTGCTTGGACTACTTGGTTCAGAATAATTGGAATATCTTCAATTTGACAACTATGCTCATCTGAAAATTGTACCATTTGTTTCCAGGTATTATACATTGAAGATTGTCGCGTTAGAACTTGCGTAAATTGTAATTGAGATGGAGGTATTACATTTTCAACTGGATATTCTGAAAGAAATGCATTTGTAATTTTGAGTTTTAATTGGAAACTTGGCCTTAGTAAATTCCAATTCTGATAAAAAAATGCCCAGTAATCTGCCTTGTCGCTCAAATCAAATAATGTGAGAAATTCTTTAAAGATACCCCAAGAATTTTCTGAAGAAGCAAGTCTCTTATGGATATTTTCATGAACACATAGTCCAGATAGGTTTCCTAAATTATTCTCAACCTCAGGTATAACAAGTGGGTCCCATAAATCGTATAAACATGATTGACTAAATCTTAAGATTTCCGTGCTAGGTTCTTCCTCGGGGATTTTACCACTACCTATTTCAGGGATATCACTTTCCATTTTTTCATAACTCAG